TCCGCCAGAAACTTGATGGTCAGACTGGAATCGGCCACCGCTCACACCCCCTCGAGGTCTTCGTCGTATTCGGATTCGATCAGTTCGAGCAACTCGGCCAGGTCGTCGTCGCCCTCGGCGTCGGGATTGGCGGCCCGCAGCTCAGCACGGAACCGCAACTTTTCGAGCACCACCTTCGACAGTCGCCGCTTGCCGTGCGGGGGCATGAAGTCGCTGACAATCAGCGGGCCCTTGCTCTTGTCCGCGTACTGATTGGCGATGATCAACGCCAGGTAGGCGAACGACAGGTCGTGGCGACCGGGGCCGAGCTCGCCGTGGATGCGCTCGTAGAGCTCCCACTCGGTCAGCTCGTGGGCCGGGCAGTCCAGCACCTCGTGGATGTGCTTGCCGAGATGTCCCGCTAGTCGGAGAACGAACTGTCTCCAGGGGGACCTTCGGAGTTTCCCTCTTCGGCGTCCTTCTCGTCGTCGTCCTGCCCGTTCAGGGTGTTGATCACCCTGACGAGGCGCTCGGAGACGCCGGCACCCATCTCGCCGAGCACGCCGACACCCTCATCGACGGTGCGGAAGATGTTGTTGCCGTGCTCGTCGATCACCGCCATGGCGGCGAGCCGCAGGTTGGTGTTCTCCAAGGTGATCTGCAGGCTGGAGCCCTTCTTCTTGAAGTTGCCCCGCTTGTGCAAATCCAGCTCGAAGCCAGTCAGCTCGCGGACCGTAATGGTCAACTCCAGCCGGTCGATCTCGACGTCGGCGGTCTCCAGCTTGTGGTTCTGCGCCGCCGCCGCCAGCTGGCCGGCGCTGCTGAGCTTGGGATAGTTCTTTTTCGCTGCCACTACTGTTCATCTCCTTGGTAGGCCAGCCCGGGGAGCTAGCCTTCGATCTTCTTGTCGAGTTCCTGTTTGACGGCCGCGACCGCGCCGTCCTTGCCCTCCGCGAACGCGCGCGCCATGTACTTCTGGGGCGGAATCGTCACCGACGCTTTGCGATGCCAGGCCTCGTCGTAGCCGAGGAAGGTCATGAAATCTTTCTTGGCGTTGATCGTCATGCCGTCTTCCTGGACTTTCGCGTAGCGCATGACGTCGGTGCCGCGCTCGTTCTCGGTGCCGGCCTGAGGGCCGGTCTCCCAGCCGGCACCGTCGCCCTCGGCCTCGACCTTGCCGATCGAGCTGCGGAGCGCTCCGGACCGCGTGGGGGCGGTCTGCTTGGCGGCGGAGACGAACACGTCAGCGCCCTGGCCCATGGTCTCCGTGAGTCCGGGGGGCTGGAGAGCGGACTCGATCTTTTGGATCTTGTCCTTGACGCTCTCCAGCCCGTCCCACTCCCACGTGATCCGGACACCGGCCACGTCGACTCAGCTCTTAGCTGTAGACGACGTTCCGGGAGCCGAACACGCCGATCTGGAAAATCGACCCGGAGCCGGTGACGGTGATCTTCGAGCGCAGCTGCTGGTCCAGGTTGTTGCCCTTGGGCAGCACCCAGCGACCCTTGCCGACCGCCGTGAACGCCGGCACGCCGCTCGAATAGCTGGTGCCGGTGGACAGGTTGGTCAGCACCACATCGGTCCAGGTGCTGCCGTCCGGGCTGGACTGCCACTCCACCAGGGCGGACGGGGCGCTACCGGTCACCGACACCGCATGCACTTGAAGCGCCGCGCCGGCCGCCGTCGCGCCGGTGGTGAGCGTGTCGTTGAGGATCGGGCTGGTGTAGACACCGCCCGAGCCGCCGGTCGTGGTGAGCAACTGCAATGGGTGGAAGAACTGGTAGCCGTTGTCGACCGCGCCACGGGCCATCGCGGTCACGTCGGTGTCGACCGCGCCCTTCAGCTTGACGTCCAGGTCGTACTTGGTGAGCACGCTGGGCTGGATGATCACATCGAGCATGGAGCCCCAGCCTTGCGGCGCGACCGCCAGAAGCACATCGGAGTCCTGGCCGAACTTGCGGTTCAGGGCCTGGTGATAGCCGAGCTGGCCCGGCCCGTAGAAGCCCTTGTATTCGATCGAGGCCTTCTGGATGCCGGCCAGGTCGTAGGAGAACCGGTCGCCGAAGACGGTCACGTCGATGGCGGCGGCGTCCCGCTTGGCCTTCCACTCGTTGTTCTGGCCGGTGACGTCGTACTCGTCGATCATGATCGACGCGTTCCGACCGACAAGCGGCGCAGCGGATAGGAATGGCATTACGCCGTCCCTCCTTCTTCTTCTTGATCTTCGTCGCCAGGTTGGCTAGACCCGGCGACGTATTCGGAAGCCGGGACGACCAGAGGCCCACTGGGCCAATTGCGGTACTTCTCGGTGTCGGGGTCGGAGGAATCCCATTCCGACCCGGCCTCGAAGATTTGGTCCTTCACGCCACGGCGCTTACTGGACCGCTCGAACTTGATCGCCACCACCAACGGCTCCGAAACCGTTTCGTCGGTTTTCTCGGCCGCTAGTGGGTCCGCTTGGGGGGCCGACTTGGACGCGGCCATAGAAATCACTCCAACCTGAGGGTTATGTCGGCATGGACCGTGATCCCGAAATAGGAAGTGCCGCCGACCACGTGCATTCCGTACTCGTCGGCGACGTCCAGCTCGATGTAGGCGACGAGCTGCGACATGTCGTCTTCGATGTCCTTGGCCAGCAGGTTCTGCAGGAACTGGCCGTCGCCGTCCAGGAGGTCGTCGATCTGGTCTTGGGCCGAGTCCTCGTCCTGGCGATTGGTCACGAAAGTGAAATCCAGCCTCATGCCAGAAATGCCGACCTTGCCGAACGCCATGGTCTGGAATTGGAGGAATCGGCTGTTGGACGGCTTGATGTAAATGCACGGAACTGACGGGTTGTCGACCGCGACCGAATAGACCTCGACATCCGGATAAGGCCCGATCCGGTCTTTCAGGGCGCGACGTACCAGCTTGATCTTCTGGTTGGACATGGAACCTCGTCAGGCCAGAATCGGATCCCGCAAATGACACAGCAGTTTCAGTGCCAGCGGGTTGAATGGCGGCTGAACCAACATGTTCTTGCCGCCGCTGTAGCCGGAGATGCCGGCGGACCCGTTGGTCAGATCCTTGGACTTGTAGTGGTCGCTGGCCAGAATCTGACAGGCCTGCGCCACCTCCAACGGAACCGCCGACCATCCCCACTTGGCCGTGATCCGCACCCGGGCCCGGCGGGTCGCCCCCCAGAACGGGTCCCGGATCTCCGGCGGCCGGTCGATGCCCCAGTCGTAGGCCGAGAGCCGCTGGTTGTGCCGGATCGGCGCCGGGAACCACAACTGGCCGACCGAGATGATCCGGTCGTGGGGGTAGCCGAACATCGGCACCGTCGGCTCGGCCTGCCAATCCCCGTCGGCCCAGGCCACCTCGAAGGTGCCGTCGCCGTCCATGTCGGTCTCCACCACCAGGCCCTCGGTGGTCCAGAAGACGCCGGGCCGCACATCGATGTAGGTGTCGGGCCGCAGCACGCGCTGCTCAAGGACGTCGGAGGTCCAGAACTGGTCGCCATACCAGTTGTCGATCTGCCGCGAGCTGGAGCTGACGGCCAGCTGCAGGAGGTCGTCAAACGTGTCTTTGCTGATGTTGAGCGCGAGCTTGAGCTGATCGACCGTGATGTAGTCGGAGCTCGTGGCGGCCACGGTTTAGGCCAGGTCGCCGGCGGCGACGAGGGTGACGGTGCCGCTGGCGTTCGCCCACGACAGCCGCAGCCAACGGTCCAGCGGCGACCACGACTTGACGGCCGTCCCGTTAGCGGTGATCGCGGTGTAGGCGCCCAAGGTGGTCCAGGTGCTGTTGTCGGGGCCGGTCTGCACCGACACCACCAGCGACGCCCCACCGGACAGGGCACTGGCGGTCAACAGCAGGCTGCGCAGCACCACCGCTTCACCCACATCCACGCCGGCGCTGACGCCGTTGGCGGTGATGACGGTGGAGGGCAGCGCGAACTTCTCGGTGTGGACGTACAGGCCATCCGCACGCTGATAGGACATGGGGGCTCCTAGGTGGTTTCTTTGCGGGGACGGCCGACGCGCCGGCGCACCTCGGAGGTCATGGATCGCTCCGGGGTGAGGGCACGGTCCTCGGTGACGAGCACCGCGACGCCACCGGCGACCCACGCGGAGGCGGTCTCGCCGGCAACATCCAGCTCCTCCCCGTCGGCGACGGAGAAGTTGCGGTTGGCGATCGCGGTGAGCATCCGGACGCGGGGCATCAGACCTGCGGCCTCGGCACGTAGTGGATGCGGTCCTCCGGCGGCAGCTCACCGTCCGGGTGGTTCCAGGCGGCGCGTTTGTCGTCGTCGCTGGCCCCCTCGACGGCCAGCAACTTCCAGGGCTCGACCTCGTTGGGGCTGCCGTCGAGCTTGCGGCCGACGCCGGCCACGTAGGCGACCGCGCGCTCCGGGGCGTCGGCCTCGGCAGCGTTCTCGGGGTCGGCCTTCTTGCGGCTCACAGCCATGTCGGTGTTCCTTCCGTGGACAGCAGAAAGGCCCCGTTCTCGGGGAGCGGGGCCTTTCTGCCTTCGGGGAGCGGGTTACGCGTGGTGCTGGAACGCCGCGACGGCGTTCGTGTCCTGCAAGGTGGCGTCCAGGCGGGTGAAGGCCATGAACCCGATCTCCAACTGGTCCATGAACCGCTCGTCGAACCGGACCATCTGCATGTCCCGGACCTGGCGGACCACGTACGCCCGGCGGAAGTCGCCGAACAGGATCGACTTGTTGCTGGCGCCCGGAACCGCCATGCCCTGGTCGATGAAGTAGGGCTGGCCGTTGATCGTCGGAGCCATGCCCGGGACGGGCACCGGCACCCAGAGCGGGTGCCCCTGGGAGTCCTTGATCTTCCGGATCACCGCGAGGCTCGCATCGGCCATCATGAACCGGCAGTTCTGCCGGTAGGCCGGGTCGAGCGAGTGCTCGAGGTCGATCAGGTTGTCGTAGGTGATCGACGTGGTGTCCGCGCCGGTCACCGAGACGGTGGCGTTGGTGGCGACACCCAGCGGCTCGTTGGTGCCGGACGCCTTGACCAGGTCGGGGGCGACCTTGCGGGCGATCCGGGTGCCCAGGTGATCGGGCAGCCAGGAGTCCAGCGGGAACACCGAGTCCTGCAGCAGCTGCACCGACACCTTGGCGATACCGGAGGCGTACAGGTACGCGTTCAGGTCGTTGGTGCCGAACACGACGTCAGTCATCGTCGGGCCGGAGCCCTCGGAGACGATGGCGCCCAGGTTGGCCGTGTCGTCCACGGTCGGCCACTGCAGGTTGTTGCCGGTCGCGGTCTCGATGACCTCCGCGTAGGCCAGCAGCCCACCGAAGGCCTTCATCCGCTCGATGATGATCACCCGGTATCCCGGCGGGATCAGGTAACCACCGGAGGTGCCGGGGCTGGTGAACTGCGCCCGGTCCTCCTGCGAGAACTTCCGCATGCCGCGCTGCAGGATCTGGCGCTCCTCGCGCTCCAAGTCCTGGCGGCCGGCGCGGACGTACTTCGAGAACGCCCGGATGTACTCCTTCTCGGCCGCCTGATCGCGCTGCTCCGAGCCCTCCTCGTCGCGCTCGTCGTCCCGGCCGGCGCCGGCGTCGATGATGTCGTTGAGGCTCGGGGTGTCGCAGTGGGCCAGCGCCTTCGACCGCTGGTGACGGGCGGCCAACGAGTTCAGGTCGGCGTTGGCCGCCTGCCAGTTGGTCTCCTCGTCGGCGGTGAGGTCGCGGTCTTCCGCCTCGGCGGTGTCCACGATCTCTTTCATGCGGTGCCAGATCGTGTTCTGGCGTTCCATGTATTCGCGGTCGTCCACTTCGCGTCCCTTCAGGGCATGCCAAACGGCCCCGTGCGCTGCGCGCGGGGGCTGTGGCGGGATGAGTGACTAGGCGGCGGGCTGTTTGGCTTCGGTCATGAGCCGGTAGAGCTCACGACGTTTGCCATTCCGAGTGGACGCGGCCGGCTCGGTTTCGCCGTCTTCCTTACCTGCATCGGGCTGTTGAGTGGTCCCACCCGGCTCACCGCCCGACTTCGACTCGTCATCGTCGTCGTCGATCTCGATGTCGAACTTCTTCGCCGCCGCCTTGATCTTCGCCTTGATCGAGGCGAGCTGTTCGGCGGTGTACTTGTCCGCGTTGGATTTGACGTTGATATAGCTCCACGCGGCCTTGACGTGCTCTTTCGTGTCCAAGGGATAGCGGTGGACCCCGTCGGACTGATAGCCCGGGTCCGCGTAGTCGACGTCGCCGTAGGGCTTCTTCGGGTCATCGGCACGCACGCCGGCGCCCTGATGCGGCGCACCCAGGTCAATCACCGTTCGCGCCAGGTCCTCGTCGTAGCCCAGCGCACCGGCCAGGTCGGGGCGGTGCCGGGCGGCCCGCGCGATCGCCTCCCGGTCGCCACGGCGCAGCAGCGCCGGCACCAGCGAGTGCCGCAGCCCGGCGGTGGTTTCCTCGTAGGCCGGGAAGGTGACCGCCGAGACTTCGACCAGCTTGACCTCGCGGATGGTGCGCAGCTCGACGGTGACGCTGTGGCCGTCGGAGGTGGAGACCTGCTCCTCCGCCCAGTCGTCCTTGATGACGTGGAAGCCGAACGACATCCCGGTGATGTTCCGGTTGGCGACGTTGGCCCGGAGCGCCTCGACGTAGTACAGCCCCGAGTCCAGCGCAGAATCGGTCAGCAGGCCGCGCGCGTCCTGGCTCAGCTGCAGCGTGCCGGCGCTGACCCGGGACACGACGTAGTAACTGTCGTGGTCGATCAGCATCCGGGCGTCGCCCTCGCTGAGGGTCTTGCTGAACGTCCCGTCGACCACCTGCTCATAGAAACCCCAGGTCAGCGGGTTTCCGATGGCGGTGCGGACGTTGAACACCGAGGCATAGCCGGTGAAGCGCTGTCCGGCCTGGCCGAAGTCTCGAATCTCGACGCCGGCGTCCGCGAAAGCCAGACCCCGGCGCTCCTCACCACTCGGCTGGCTACGCAGCATGCCGGTTCCCTTCATCATTCTTTCGGCTGGAGCTTGTAGCCGCCGAGGATCTTGTCCGATCCCAGCGGCTGGCCGGAGTCGATTAGGGCGGGCTGTATGTAGCTGTCGCCGCCCTGGCCGTCGGGCACCGGCGGCATGTCTTCGAGGTATCTGATGTCGTTGGCGTTCAAGACGCCGGCCTCGCGCAGCACCGCGTAGTAATTGGCCCGGGCCATCGAGTCACCGCGCAGCAGCAGATTCTGGTCGTAGCGCGCCTCCTGGCCCCGGGCCAGCAGCTCCTTGGTGATCCGCTGCTCGGTCGGCGCCAACCACATCGGCCACAAGTCGAACTGGGTGAAACCCCTGGCCTGCTGCTCAAGACCGCTACCCCACGAAGTTGTCTTGTCGGTCTGCATCATCAGATACGGCGGCACCCCGAAATACCGGCCGATCTCGGAGACCTGAAAATCCCGGCTCTCCAGCAGTTGCGCCTCGTTGGAGGGCATCGTGAGGCTCTGGAACTTCGCGCCGGCGTCGATGATGGCGATCTTGTGGGCGCCGTCGTTGCCGGAGAACCGCTCGGTCCAGCGCGCCTGCAGCCGCTCGGCCTGGCCTTGGTTGAGCTTGTGGTCGGTCTGCAGCAGCCCGGAAAGCAGGTTGCCGCGCCCGAACAGGCTGGCCGAATATTTCTCCGCGCCCATCGACAGCCCGATCGCCTGGGCGGCGCACATCACCGGGGAGAGCCCGATACGGCCGTCCAGCGACAGGTGCGGCAGGTGGAAAATCTCGTTCGGGCCCATCAACGGCAACTGGTGGCCGTGATCGTCGATGATGTCGAAAACCTTGCCGGTCGGGTTGTCGTCGACCGGTTTGATGTGTTTGACCGTGACACTGCTGGCGTGGATCGGGTTGAGCCACTTGACCCGCTTGGAGTCCTGGCCGCGCACCTTCTGGGCGAAAAAGTTGCCCCACAGGCAGCGCTGCACGTAGGTGAGCCGCCAGAATTCGAGGTCGGTCATCTCCGGGTGGATGGTGCCGATGAGCGCGCTCTTGACCACCTGCTTGGTGCCGACCTTCAAAGTCTTGATCGGCAGCGCACCGCCGAGCCCCGAAATCAGCGAGGTGGCCCGGTAGACACCGGCCATCTTCATCGAAGTCTTCTGGTTGACCACGACGCCGGCGTCGTTGGCCATCGTGGCGTACATCGCCAGAATGGTGGCCTCGTTGATCGGGACGGCCGGATCTTCGAGGTTGGCGCGCCGCTCGCGGAGCCGGAACAGGCTCACGACTTGAACAGCTTCCGCACGCCGGGCGACTCACCCAACAGCAACACCAGTAGGCCGCCGACAATCCAGGCCGCCGGGATGTAGACCAGCGCGATACCGGTCACCACGGCGGCCACGCCGGCCAGCTGCAGTGCGATCAGGAGCCACGGTGGCATCCAGGGCTCCTTTCGGGAAATGGTCGGGCCGATCACCAGATCGACGGGCCGTCGTCGTCGTCGGCGTTGTGTCCGTGCTCGATGGCCCAGCCCCGGGCCTCCAGCGCCAGCAGCGCCGCCCAGTACGCCGAGATGGACTGCGCCCAAGACTTCTTGACCACCCGCTGGTAGTTGTCCGACTGGCCGGCCTCGCGCTCCTCGCCAGCCGGGCGGCGCTTGCCGTTGGCCAGCGCGGCACCCAGGGCGTGTCGGGTCAGCGTCGGGTTGCCGTCGTGGCTGAACTCGCCGCCCCGGTGGGCCACCAGGAAGCGCTCGATCAGCTGGTCGACCCGCTGCTCGGAGTTGAGCCAGATTTCCAGGACCTTGCTGGTGTCCTCGTACTTGTCACCATGGTTCATGTACTGGCCCGCCCACTCGTCGACCTCGTCCTGCCAGGCGTGCGGGAAACACATCATCGACACCACGTCGAACGCCTCAAATGCGTCCGAAACGGCCTCTTTTACCTCGGATCGCGGGATTTTCCAGCCATCGGGCGCGTTTTCCGGTTTATCCCAGGTCCGCAGGTGATAGACCCGCCCATCGGCCAGCCGGCAGGCGCACAGCGAGGTGGCGTCGCGGTTCTGGGTGCCGAAAAAGCCCAAGGTGATCCGGTCGCCCTGCTCGAGCGGCTCGTCGGTCTTCTTCTGGACTTCCCACTTCAAGGCGTCGACCGCATCCCGCGAGCCGACCACGATCTCGTTGAGGTAGAAGCGCCGTGCCTCGCCGTCGCCGGTGGCCGGGTTGCGAATCTCCTCCATGATCCGTTCGATCCGGACCCAGCCGCCGTTCTCGATGGCCGAGTCGCCGTAGAGGTGCACCAGCTCGGCGTAGAGCGCCTGGTCGTCGTCGGTGTCGATGTGGGCCCGGGGCGGCCGGTAGTTCACGTAGACGCCCGGAGCGGCGGCCTCGTGGGTGCGCTGGGCCACCGACCGCTCCGACGGATCCCAGGCGTTGGTGATCTCGGTCCAGCGGCCGTCCATGCCGGCCAGACCACGCTTCATGGTCCGCGCCATCGCCACGCCACCGGACGTCTCGGTGTACAGGCCCGACTCGGTGAAGGTAGCGTAGGTGATCCGCTGGCCCAGCCGGGAGCGGGCCGCCGCCGTGACCGGCTCGATCTTTCCACCGCCGGGCAAGTTGACCCGGGTCAGGCCGACGTCCAGGCCCGGGATGTTCACCGCCGGGCCCTCGGTCAGCATCGTGTAGATCAGGTCGTAGGTGTTGGCGACCTGGTCCTCCGAGTTGGCCGCGCACTGCACATGCGGGGTCGGCATCGGGGCGCCCACCGGCTCGCCGTTGGCGTCCCAGCCGGCGAAACGCACATCGGCCAGGGCCTGCGCACAGGCATCGGCCGCCGCCAGCGGGTCCTTGCCCCACTTCTGCGGCCGCACCAACATCGAGCCGTAGTACTCGAACGCCTGCGAGCCCATGGGCGCCGTGGCATGCGGTTTGAGCCGGTAGGTGTTCAAGAAATGCCGGTACTGCTCATCGGTGAGGGTGAGCCGCTCACCCCGGCGCTCGCGGTCCGGGACGATCAGCCAGTTCTCGATCCACTCGGCCACGATGTGGCCGAGGGTCGGGAACTCTCCGGGGACCTCGGCGCCGCGCCAGGGCATTACCTGGCCGCTCCTTCACCATGGAGCTCGATCAAGTGGGCAACCAGGTAGCGCGCGTGCACGAACGACTTGGAGCAGCGATAGCACCGCCACGCACGCATGGGCTAGGCGAACGTCGGCTGTAGCCACGCGACCTTGGCGGTGCCGGTCGCGGTGATCACGTACAGGTCGTGCTGGATGCCGCCCACGGAGGGCACTGTGACCGAGCCGTTCGCGGCCACCTGGAGGCCGCCGGTCGCGGCCTGATCGGCGGTGACGGACGGACCGCCCACATAGACGATGCCCGCGCCCTGGTTCTGAATCAGGATGCCGTCGTTCTCGGCCTGCACCGTGACCAGTTTGGACGCGGTCGTGGTCGCGGTGCCTACACCATTGTCGTAGCTGGCCATCACATTCCTTCCCTACGGGACCGGGAACGGGGCCGGCGGCGCGAACAGCTGCCGGGTGCGTTCCTCGGTCCAGGACTCGTGGACCTCGAACGGACCCGGGCGCGTACCGTCCGGCTTCCGCCTGGTCTGCGGGTTGCCGTCGTCGTCCAGGACCAGCGCGAGGTAGCGGACGTAGCAGTGCGGCACGTTGCGCTCGATCCAGCCGTCCATCGAGACGTGCCCCGGCTCGATGTCGTGCGCCCGGAACCAGTCACACCAGGCGTCCATGTCCCGCTTGCCGCCGATCGACGCACGCCCGCTGAACTCGCGGTAGGTCTCGCGATTGCGCTCCATCAGGCACCCGCCTCGTCGACCGCGCGCAGCCGCCGCCGGTCCCGGTTGATCGGGGTGACCTCGCTGCCCTCCGGCGCCGGCTCGACCTCCCAGTCCAGCGATTTCATCGCCCGGGGGTTGCGGCCGAGACGGTCCTCCAGCTGGCGCAGCTCGCCGTACATCTGGGCGGTCGCCATGCTGACCTTGCCGTTCTTGCCGTCCACGCTGCGGTGCAGCTCGATCGCCACCTGCACGTAGCGCGCGACCACGTCCTCGATGCCCATGGGTGCCCAGACGGCGGCCTGCGGGGTCCGCCACAGCCTGTTCCACAGTTCCAGCTCGGAATCCCACGGCGTACTCAATGGCCATTTCGGAATTGGGCCCGAATAACCGTCGAATGGTAATTGAACTTTAGCCGCGGACAAATTGCGCCGTACGCGCTGGCCCTCCGGCTTCCTAGGTGCTGGCATGGTCATCTCCATATAACGTGCGTATCACGGGTAATTGCCAGAATCGTACGCAATGCGAAAAACCCCGGGGCTCGTCCCGGGGGCCTCCGACCTTATACTTTTGCGATACCGAGACGGTATCGTCGCTGGTCAGCGAGCCGAGCCGAGCCCGCCGAGCGAGCCGAGCCCGCGAGCCGAATGGTGGCCGCTCGATTCCCGACGCCGACGCCGGCGCCGAGCTCGCGCGAGACAGACTCCCGCGCGAGGCCATTGCGCATTGGGCCCGCAGTGTCTACCGTAGTAGGCATGGCCTCATCGCTCACCACCGCTTCGGACACCCAGCTGCGCGCCTGGCGTCTCGACATCCTTGCCGCCGCCTACCGGTCTCAGCGGCCGGCCGTCACGCGGCAGTGCGCCCAGCAGGTTGAGGCCCTGAACGCCGAAATCAGGCGCAGGAGCGCGGGTCACTTCGCGCGCCCTCGTGTGCGTGGCATCTGACCATCCCTGACCATCCCTGACCAACTGAGAGGTAATGATCATGAGTGAGAACACTGACACGCTGCGCACTGTGCTCTATGCACTGCTAGTCAATGTGGTGGTGGCTGTAGTCAAGCTGACTGCTGGTCTGCTGTCTGGCAGTGCCGCGATGCTCGCCGAGGCTGCCCATAGTGGAGTGGACTGCACCACACAGCTGCTACTGGCAGCGGGTGAGCGCCATGCCCTGCGCAGGGCGGGTGTGCAGTACCGCTACGCCCTAGTGGCCGCTCTAGTCATGCTGCTGTCTGGCGGTCTGTACGGGCTGTATGGGGGTGTCCGGGCGCTGCTGGGGCATGCCTCGCACGAGGGTGCCGCCGTGCTGGCCCTGATCGTGCTGGCCCTGGCGAGCTCGCTCGAGGCGACCTCCTGCTGTCGGGCCGTTCGCCAGCTGGCCGCCACTCGCAACGGTCGCGGCTGGTTTGCCCACCTACGCACCACCGAAGACACCGCCAGCAAAACGATCGTTATCGAGGATGGCGCTGACATCGCGGGCAACATGATCGCTGCCATCGGGATCGCGCTGAGCGCGCTGACAGGTGCCAGCTGGCTTGATGCGGCTGCCTCAATCCTGGTCGGTCTGCTGCTGGTCGCACTCAGCGCCGAGCTCGGATCGCACAACGTGCGCCTGATTCGCGCTGCCCACCCCACCACCGAGCTGTGAAGGGACTGACCATCATGACGCTGCCCTATAGCCCCACCGCGCAGTGGCAGGCAGAGGACATGGTCACCGTTGCTATCGATCAGCTGGCAACCGAGCTGGCCGCGCTGCGGGCGCTGAGCGCTCGCCAGACCGCCGCGCCGCTCGACAGTGACGATGTGGCCCTGCTGGTCGACGTGCACGCCGCCACGGTGCGCGTGCTCGCGGCGGCCGAGGTGACGGTTCGACGCCAGGCGCTGCTGCGCAAGCGCGCGGCCTAGCAATGGTCGCCCAGCCCCACCGGATCGCCGATGCCACCCAGCAGTGGGTGTGCATCGGCGGTTCCGCGTACCTGCGCCTGCCGCTCGGCTCGTATCGGGTCGAGCAGCAGGGACGCGGCGTGACCGTGCTGCCACAAGACCAACGATCGCTCGATGCGATCAGGAGGGAACCACCCATGACAACCGAGCTCGCCGAGATCGCCGCCCACCTGGGCATGCGGGTCAGCGCGGCACCCAAGCCAGTACCCGAGTCGACACCGCAGCCGACAGTCAGAAGCAAGGCGATCCGCCCGGTCGACATCACCGAGATGATCGGCCAGGACCGGGTGCGGGTGCAGATGATGCTGGCCGCTCAGGCCGCGATGGCTGAACGGGAGGCGGGCAACCTGGACGCGATGCCCCCGCACATGTTGCTGTCGGGTCCGAGCGGCACCGGTAAGACGACGCTGGCCAAAATATTGGCCTCCACGATCGGTGGCCAGCTGGTGGAGACCATCGCCAGCGCGGTGGACGACGTCAAGACGCTAGCCAGGGAGCTGGCCAAGCTGCAGGACAACGACGTGTTTTTCATCGACGAAATACATGGCCTGCACCGACCGCCGCAGGAGCTGCTGTACACCGCGATGGAGGACGGTGCGATCAGCATGCGCACCGGGCAGGGTGTCGACGTCAAAACAACTCGCGTGCAGCTCAACAAATTTGTGCTGGTTGGTGCCACCACGGTGCAAGGCAAGTTGGAGGCACCAATGATCGCCCGCTTCGGGCTGGTCGGGAAACTCGTCTACTACCGCGATGATGAGCTCGCCCAGATCATCCTGAATCGGGCTGAGAAGCTCTCCACCAAAATTGACGAGGATGCCGCCATCCTGCTGGCGACCAGGTCTAAAGGGACCGCCAGGATCGCCACCAGGCTGCTGGATCAGTGCCGTGGCTATGTGGTCGGCATGCAGCGCAGCACCGAGGCGGTCATCACTGTTGAGGCGGCCGAGAAGACTTTGAGCCTGCACGACATCGATGCGCTGGGCCTGGAGATGGACGAACGCGACGTGTTGGCCGCGCTGTGCAATCCCGAACACAACGGGCGACCGATCGGCATCGAACCGCTCGCCCAGCTGTGCGGCATGGAGGAGATCACGGTCAAAGAGCTGGAGCCGCTGCTGCTGCGTCTCAAACTCATGATGCGCACCAGCCGAGGCAGAAAACCGACCAAGCTGGCCTATGAGCACTTGGGCATCGATCCGCCGGCGGATGCTGGTTTCGACATCGCCTAGCTCTACCTGATCGGCGTAGTCCCTCGGGGGTTGCGCCGATCAGCTCCACTGTCTACTGTAGTAGACATGTTCAGTTTCCGTATTGGCCGCCGCGTCACCCGCGCGTGCATCCGTCGCACCCGCCGATCCGTCCGCCGCACCCGCCGCAACCTTCGCAACTGGTAAAGGAAAAACGTCATGACTGTCACGATCAGCACCGTTAACACCGAAAACGCGTCCGTCCTGTGGCCATGCCATGGATGTAGCGACAGGCTCCCGCTAGACCAACTATTCGGCGCCGATACGTGGACACCGCTGTGCTCCGCATGTGTCGCCGAGATGGAAGACTGAGCCGAAACACCCCTTTCGGGGTGTCTGTCAGGTAGCCCCCTGGCACCGATGAGGCAGGCATATCCACTTATCCGACCCGCGCGTGCATCCGTCGCACCCGCCGATCCGTCCGCCGCACCCGCCGCAACCTTCGCAACTGGTAAAGGAAAAACATCATGACTGTCACGATCAGCACCGTTAACACCGAAAACGCGTCCGCGACTGTCGCGCTCGACACCCGCGACCTGTACACCGCACTCGTCGGAATCGACCGGTTGCTCGTTCGGCGGCCGTTCAACCCTGTCAACCCGGTGATTGGCGGCATGCTCATCGAATCAACCGGCGAACAGGTGGTGCTGTCCACATTCGACTACAGCACCCACGTGCGGTACGTCGCGCCGGTCGCCGGTGACGCGTTCCGGGTGCTGGTCGACGCCCGGTCGCTGCTCAAAGTGATCCGCACCCACGGGCGCAAGCTCACCGATCGCACCGTGCTGGAGACCAGCGACGGCAGCACGCTCACCGTACGGCAGGGTGCCTCATCGGCAACGCTGACGCTGCTGCCCATCGAGGACATGCCCGCGCGGCCGCCCATCACCTCGGCGTACCGGACGGTCGAGGGGCCCGCGTTCAGCGCTGCCGTTGCCCGCGTCGTCACGGCAGCCGGGCGTGATGACACGCTGCCCGCGCTCACCGGCGTGCTCGCCCACCACCCGGCGGGTCGCCTCGAGCTGGCCGCCACCGACCGTTTCAAGCTGGCGGTCGACCAGGTCGCCACCGAGGGCAGCGACACCACGATCCCCGACGTGCTGTGGCCTGCGGCAACGCTGGTGAAGACCCTGAAGGCGTTCGGGGCGAAGCATGGCACCGTTGGCCTGCACGCCGACCTGGGCGGCTACACCGCGCGGATCGGCTGGTCGTGCGGTCGCTGGGCCGTGTTGACGCGTGCCATCGATGCGGAGTTCCCGCGCTACAGGAAGTTGATTCCGACCGAGGCCACCCACGTGCTGCGTTTCGACCGCGACGCTCTGCTGGCCGTCGCGGTGGGTGCCGGTAAAGCACACGACATCACGTTCACTGTCGACGGCTCAACCGCAGTTGTGGAGTACGCGAGCGGCTACGACGCGACCTCGACCACCAGCATCACGGTGGAACGGCTCGAGGGCATGGGCGCGTTTCGCTGGGCGTTCACGCCGAGCTACCTGGTGGACGTTCTCAAGCTGCTCGCCAGCGGCCCGGTCACTGTATCCGCCACCACGCCCACCAGGCCGTTCGTGTTCCGCGTAGACGACCAGCCCGATTTCCTGGCGCTGGTCATGCCGGTGCGACTGGCCAGCTAGCCAGCTCGCAACGCGCCCGGTCAAACGGCCGGGCGCGTTCCTTTGTGCCGGTTGCATCTCGCACAAAGAACCGCCAGGTTGCTCGGCTCATAGGCGAGCTCGGGGTGGTGGGCGCGCGGCTTGATGTGGTCGGCGGTGAGCTGGCCGGGCGTTACCGGGTGCGGGTCACGCTGCCAGCCCGGACATGTCCAGCCGTTGGCCGCCACCCACTCGTCGATGAGACTCGAACGCGCCTGCTCATAGCGCCAACCCAGCCCGCGCCGGTGCCTGTTCTGTTGCGGACCTTTCGCCGGATGGGCCGGGCATCGGGAGTTGGGCGACGGCCGGCCGCAGACCAGGCACGGTTTATTGGCCATTGCGATCAAGGCCTCTCGTGATGTCTACTGTAGTAGTCCGAGAACGTAGCCTCTGAAAGGATCTTCGAACTAGGACGGCCGGCTCCGCCTCTGCCATCATCGCGTCGAAAGTAGCCTCATCCGTCTCAAACTCATCATCAGTCTCGATCACCGACGAGATGATGCCAGCCTTGGCCGCCCACCCGGACGGCCGGGTGGAGCCGGATACGTTCACCGTAATGACCTGGACGATTGGTGTTCGTGGTCCAATCCGAACCCCCGCTGCCTGACCCCCGTGCCGTTTGCGTCGGCCCTGAATGCGACAGGGCTAGGCGCTGGCCACACGGAAGGGCATTTCTCATGATTCGCGCCATTTGGACCGGCACCATCAGCTACGGGCTGTTCAGCGTCCGGGTCAAGCTGCACCCCGCCACCCAGGATCACGGAACCGAGCTGCACCGCACCCATGAGGGCTGTCTGCTGGGCAGCTACAGCGACGCCGGCCACCGGCTGAGCCAAGTCATGGTCTGTAAAGACTGCGGCGAGCCGGTGCCGTACGCGGAGCAGGGCAACGTGTTCGTCGACGCCGACGGCACCACGCACCCGTTGAGCCGCGACGACATGGCCAGTCTGCCGGCCGACAAGTCGCGGTCGCTGGATCTGGTTGAGTTCGTAGACGCCAGCGAGATTGACCCGCTGCGCCTGGCCGCCACGTATTTCATTCGGCCCGACTACCAGAACACGGGCCGCAAAAACCCGAAACCCAACGAGGGCTATCCGGTGCTGGTGGCGGCGCTCGAAAAGTCGGGCCGGGCGGCCATCGGGCGGATGGTGATGCGCTCGCGTGAACACCTGGTCGCGGTACTACCGCACGACGGTGGCCTGATCGCTCGCGTGGTTCTGTGGGCCGACCAGTTGCGCGCACCGGCGTTCGACGAGCCGGTCAACCCGCCGGTGGTGGAGCTCTCCACCGAGCACGTTGACCAGGCTGTCGCGCTGATCGATGCACTCAGCGTGCCGTTCGACGCGGGCCGCCATGAGGATCGGCGCGAAGCCGCGCTAACCGCCCTCATCGCGTCCAAGCGACCCCAACCGGTCCCGGTCGAGGTTGCGGGTGCGACCGCGCAGATTCTGGACCTCACAGCCAAGCTGAACGTGCGTGCGGCCGTGGCCGGATAGGGGAGCCCACCCACCGCCGCGCCGGAGCAACACTCCGGCGCGGTGTCACGCTAGGAGGAGAACCGGCGCCATGTGTACCGTCATAGACATGCCTGACCGAGCGGCACAGTCCGCGCTGTTGACCGAGCTGCGGGCCATCAAAGCCGAACTGGACCGGTATGCGCCGATCGTCGAACAGCTGACCGAACGCAAGATTGAGATTGTGCAACGCCTGTTCGATCCGGCGATCTCCGGCACCCACGCGCCGACCGCCGAGATGGCCGAGATTCTGGGCGTCATCCGCCAGCGCATCTATGCGATCCGCGACGGCCGCAAAGTGCAGCGGCGGTTGATGGCCGAGTACCGGGCTAAAACCGGCGCCTAGCCCACCAGGTGCGGGCGTTGTGCCACCAGGACTGCTCCCGGCGCAACCGGGCCAGCACTTCGGCCCGCAGCAGGCAGTGAGCGCACTGGCATCCCCGCCAGTGCGCTCTACCGCGTCTGGGCATCGATCAGTTGAACCCGTGCTCGGTCAGCCACGCGGCGCTGACCGTGGCCAGCTGCTTGAGCAGGGCCGCCAGCGCGACGTCAGCCGGGTCGGTGTCGACGCCCCCGGCCGGTGGGGTGGTGACCGGCGGCGGGGACGCCACGGTGCCGCTCAGCACGGCGTACAGCTTGCCGAAGTCGACCACGCCCCACCCGGACACGTCATCCTTGCCGGGGCCGGCCTTGTAGCCCCCGTTGTTGCCGACCGTCACGTCGAAGCAGATGCTCGGATTCGCCGCGATCGTGGCCAGCAGGTCGAACGGCCGGCCCAACAACTGGATCAGCACGGCGCACATGCCGGCGTACAGCGGGGCGACCGCGCTGGTCCCGCCGATCACCCCAGACTGCCCGTCCACCACCACTTTGTACCCGGTAACCGGGTCGGCGTTGCCGGCTACGTCCGGCACGGTGCGGCCCGGGAAGAAGCCGGACACACCGCCACCGGTGGCGTCGTTGGTCGGATTGTCATTCCACACCACCTCGGACGCGCGGCTCCCGGACGCGTCGAGCACCAGTCGGGTACCCCCACAACCCACAACGCTCGGGTCCGACGCCGGGTAGTCGGCCACGTTCTGACGGGTGCCGTCACGCGATCCGGCGTCACCGGAGGCGGCGAACACGGTGACACCCTTGGCCTTGGCGGCGGCGAACGCGGCGGCGAACGCCTTGACGGTCGACGGCGACCAGGACGACTCGGGGCCGCCCCAGCTGATGGTAATGACCTGGCAGCCGTCGCCGACCGCCTGGTTGATCGCCGCCAAGAACCCGGCATCGGTGTTGGGGCTGAAATACACCCGCTGTTTGGCGCCCGGCGCCACCAGGCCGATCACCTCGACGTCCAGGGCGACCTCGCCGTCGGCGCCGTCCGGGCCGTCCGACTGCGGCGAGCCCCCGGCCACGCCGACGACGGTGACCGTGGTCGGGTCGAGCCCCATCGCGGTCAGGTCGGCCGCATTGAGGCCACCGCCCAGCTCGATCACCCCGACGGTCACACCGGCGCCGGTGGCCGAGTCGACCGGGCAGCCGTAGGCCCGGGCCACGTCGCGGGCCGAGTAGCCCGACGCGGCGGCGTGCGGCCGTCGCAGGTAGGTGTTCCGGCTCATGTCATCTCCTGGGGAAGCGGGCCCCGGCGACAGGCGGCATTGAGTCGAGGTCACGCCACGCAGCTGTCGCCGGGGGTCACGGGGCATGAAAAAACCCCGGACGACTCGACTCGCCCGGGGCAAAAAGAAACGCCCGAACCGGGGGATAACAGGTTCGGGCGATACGACTAGACGATGGCAATGTAGAGCGTTCGCCTGGGGATATGCAACTAACCGGCGTCGTGAATGATGCGCACCTCGCCGTGCTCGCGGATCAGGTCCTCCCAGGGCAGCCCCGGGAACGGGTCACCGATCAGCCGCCAGAGATGACCTTGGCGCTGCCAGACATCCCCGTCGGAGTCCAGCAACGCCGACCCGTCGGCCGGCTGGCGCGGCACCCAATGGAAGCCCTCCACGCTCACGGCGTGACCACCTCGCTGATTAGATTGAGCACATCCCCCACCCGGTAGAGCGGCTCACGGGGCCGGTCCGGGTGTGGCGGGTGCGGGGTCAGTTTCCCCCGGTGCGCCAACCCTCGGATCATCGAGGCGGTCAGCTCTGTCTTCAACAGGCCCGGCAGCGCCCGCGACATCTCGGCGGCCGTCAACAGCTGGTCTTCGGCGGCCTCCAGGAGCCAACGCCTGCGGACCTCCACCTCGTAAACGGCCGCGCACTGCCGGCACGACACGTCGCTGGCCTTCGGGTGCGCGTACAGGTCGGCGGTGCACTCGTCGCACGGGCCGGCGTAAACCAGTTGCAGCGGCTTGTCCACCGCCCGCTGACCCTGGATCACGCAGTAGCCGACCTCATCGGCTAGGTCCCCGGCGTACCCGGCGACCTGGATCTGGTCCAGGTAGGCGAGCAGGCATTGCGCCGCCGCCAGCGCACGAACCGGGGCCGGCCCGGCAAACAGGCCGGTCGCGCCCACCAGCCGGTGCGCCCAGTGGGCCAGCGTGTCGGCCAGCTTGTCCCGGGCCCGCATGGGGCCCAGCCGCAGCGGCAGCGGCCGCTCGGTGGACCGTCCGTCCGAATCCCCGATGTGGTCGAGCCGCATGATCGTGACATCCAAGTCGTCGAGCAGTGCCCGGACCGCCCACAGGTCGCGCCGCAGCAGCCGCAGGCAGGTGGCGCAGAGGAAGCCGGCGCGTGTCGGGCGATCACAGGCCGGCGCCAGGCAGATCGAGGTGTTGCTGATCGTGACCTCCGGGGGAGCGGGTTACGCTGATCGCGTCCACCCACCCGGGTGGTCTCGAAGTGCTGAAGGTCGGTTGGGTCACCCCGTCCCGCGCTCCCTGCGACGGCTACGGGCGGGGTGTCACCCAGCTGGGGAGCGGGCTAGGTCAAGACGCCACCTGATCGGGCCGGCCGGGGTTCGAGGTCAGGTGGTGCGCCTGGCATTCGAAGCACCAATATGATCTACATTCCCGGCGCCTGGTGTGGCCGTTGAACTTCCACTGTTTGATCTTGGCCTCGATGAGCGCCATTTGGGCTTCGTCCCAGGTAAAGAACTTTTTCTTGATGCACATCAGTGCCTCCCCCCCTCGTGCGGGCGCGCACGCGACGCGAGGACAGACGGTCGGGGTTGTCGCATCTCCAGCTGGACCACCCGCCGGCGCAGCGCCCGCAGGTCCTCGGCCAGCAGGTCGGTCTGCTCCTCCTGCACGGTGAGCTGGCGGTGCAACTCGGCGCAGGCCAGCACCACCCCGAACAGCACAACCTTCAAAGCCAGCACGCGCGGGCCCAGCGCCGGGCTGAAATCGGCCCGGATCGCCAACCCCAGCCCCACGAGGGCCAGCAGGCAGGCGCTGAGCAGCCGCCACGGCCGCTCGCGCACCCAGTCGGCCATGTCGCTCACCGGGGCACCCCCGGGCAGTCGTGGGCCTGGTGATAGGCCAGCGCGGGGTAGCGCATCGAAGGGTGCCCGTACAGGCACCAGCAGCGACACTGCCCGCAGCGAACCCGCAGGCCACCAGCGACGCTGGTCCGCCCACGGTTCTCGCGCACCCAGCAGGCCCAGAGAATGGCCATCGCGACGATCGGCGCGATGAGCCAGGCCCCAACTCGACCCGAGACCATGACGAGCACGGCGGCCATCACGGTCCCCAGCCCTCGGCGAGCAGGTACGTCCCGCACTTCCAGTCGGCCCCGTAGCTCTCGCCGTCGTAGTTGCCCTCAGGGCAACCGGCGCAGTAGATGCCGTACGGACCGAAACACGGCCTGTGTCGCTCCAGGAGCGCCCGGCGCAGGCCGCTAGCCCTGGACACCAGGGCGTCGTGTTCAGTCCGGCAGCGTTCGAATGAGGCCGCGTTCTGGGCCCTCTCAGCCTCGCTGCGGTGGTGGTGCTCCTCGGCCCGCAGCCACTGGACGACCGCGCGCTGCCAGCACTGCTCGGCCCATAGCCAGAGAATGATCTTCTTCTCGTCCTCGGTGGCGCGGTACAGGCCGGGGGCGTACTGGACGTCCACAGTCGGATCCGCGAGCTCACCGGGGCCGGTGCCGGGGGACCAGCCCTCGAGCTCGAACGTTGCCGGCTTCCAGTCTGGCGCGCTCACTCGGCCACCCCAGTCCCGGCCTCGGCGAGGCGGTGCACCGCCAGCGCGAGCAGCATCGCGCAGCCCTCAGGGGTGAACTCGCGGAACAGCGCCTCGGCGGCGCCCACCCATAGCCCGAGCGGTTCACAGCATCCACGGTCCAGGTGCTCGCGCAGGTTCTTGATCAACACCGTGAGGTGTTCCTGGACATGTGCCTGCCGTTGGTCGAGCTGAGCCCGGACGGCGGTCTCGGTGTGGTTCACGACATCTCCTTGACTGATTGGCTTTGAATGCGGTATTCGCACGCACGCTTGCGCGCATTGGGGGAAAGGCACTCCTCGACTAACCGGTTCCCACCGGTTCCCACCGGTTCCCGGAACTGGTGGGGAACCGGTTCCCCGGTTCCCGCTCTTAAAGGGAACCGGAACCGGGAACCGGTTCCCGATCTTCGTCTTAAATTGATCATGGGAACCGGTCACCTCTTCTCGGTCGGCTCGGCGGGTAGGTCGTAGCGCGCCGCCTGCCCGTAGGAGGTGTTCACGATCCGCTCGGCGGCGACCAACCGGTGGAGGGAGTCGAGGACGGCCTTCTTCTGGCGTGAGGTGTTCGCGGCCACCATTGACGAGCTCACGTCGAGGCCCTTGCGGATGAGCTCGGCCGCCACCTCGAACACCTCGTTATCAAGATCGCGCTGCTTCTTGTCCTGACGCATCTGCTCGAACTCCGGATCGGGTCCGTCGTCGGCGCTGGGCGCATGCAGCACGAAGCTCCACTGCTCGCCGGTGTCGTCGATGACCATCTCGGCCACGTGGTATTTCCGAGCCACGAGCGTGGGCTTGCCGGCTTTACGCAACTGCCCGGGCCGGTCCTTGACGACATAGATGCCGGAGTTGCCTTTCATCCCCTCCCCGAACGCCTCCCGGTTCTCCACCAGGAACCCGGCGCCGGACAGGCCGTTGAGCTTGTGGACCGAGCCCAGGGCATAGCCGTTGCCGTTGGCGTTCGGGTCTTTGACCACGTGATCCGCCGAGGCCACCGCCGCACCCCGGCGCGTCCAGGGCTTGACCAGCTTGCGTCGGAAGTCAGCCGCCCCGTCCGGGTCGTTGATCTTCTGGCCGTGCAGGGCCATCGCCTCGTTCTGCCCGTCGAGCACGACCAGGGCCGGCACGCGCTCCGCGCACAGATCAGCGATCCGGCCTTCAGGCACCGGATGCTCGGGTCCGAAGAACAGGAAATCCTCCAGGATGCGTCCGCGCGGCACCCTGAACTGCCGAACCAACCGGCTTACCGTCGGACCCGGGTCGTTCTCCTCGAAATGGATGTACACCACCCGGTTCCCGGCGACGAGCTCCTCGGCGGCCGAGGCGAGCAGGAACCAGGTCTTGCCGCCCTCCGTCTCGCCGATGACCGCATGCTCCAAGCCTGGGTAGAAGAACCGCAGCCCGTCCCGCCGTCGTGCCCCCAGCGCCGTCTCAGGCCGCGAAACGGTGCCGTCCACGTAGGGGGTCAAGTCAACGGGGGTCCAGGAGGCGAGTTGATCTGTGCTGGAATCAGGGCTCGCGTCAGCGCCCGTCACATCCTCACGGGAGTTTTCGGGCGCGGGGGTGAAAGGGGAGTTGGTGATCGGGTAGGGCTCGGACATGCCCTTTCGTAGTCCGGACCGGATGGTGGGACCGATCTCGCGGGCGTCCAGCCCGACCGCCTCGGCCTCGGTCACCAGGCCGGCGGCCACCGACTCCTCGTCCCAGAGGGTCGGCACGAAGTGGCCGACCGCGCAGGCGGCCGAGTTGAGCGCGTCGTTGCGCCCGCCCACCCCGATGGTGCGCAGTTTCTCAAGCGGCCCCTTCACGTAGGCCCGGGCCTGAGCCTCAGTGAAGGGGGTGCGGTCCCGGGCGGGCTCAGCGGCCGGGGCGGGGCTGCCAGCGATCTCCGGCTCGCCCTGCGCCAGCAATAGGGCGAGCAGCCATTCGGGCAGCTCCGCGACCTCGGTGTCTGGGTTTTCGGCGATGTAGACCGCACCGGACTCATGCATCGAGCCGGCGCCGACCACGTAGCCGCCGTCACCCTGACCGTCGGCGCCCGCGCCGCCCCGGACGTCGAAGCCGAAGTCGGCCAGGTAACCGGGCTTGTTGCTGATCGGCGCGTCGGGGGGCGCCTCGAAATACCAGTGCCAGCCCTTGGACGTGCGCACCCGGTAGGTGGACGGCTCCGGTCGACCGTAGGCGTCACACAGCCGCCGCATGCCGTCCGCGCTGTCCTGGTCCAGGATCACCAGGTTGCTGCCTTTGGCCGCGATGCCGATGTTGACCGGGTCGCGGCCGAACCACAGCCGCAGCGTGGCGTCGGTCGGCATGGTGGCCGTCGCGGTACCCCACTTCACGCCGACCGCCGGCCGCTTGCCGCCGTACTCGACGGGAAAAGGCCGCCAGCCGCGCGCTGCATACTGCCGCGCCAGATCCAGGATCGTGGGCGCGTCTTCGTCTGAGCTCATGGCCACGCTCATCGGTTCAGTCCTCGGGGGGAGCGGTTCGGCGCGCGAACACCCGCGCGCCCAGTTGGTCGCGGGTGAGCAGCACGGCATCCCGCTCGGGGGTGGGGATGAGCACGTGGATCACGTCGTCGGGGTCGACGTGGGTTTCGTAGCTTTGAAGGCCGCAATGGGCGGCGACGTACAGCCCGGAGCCCCGGACCCGGGGCCCCAGGGCGCCGACGCTCCACAGCCGCCCGTCTTTGGCCACGAACACATCACCGGCCGCCACCAGTCGCCAGCGCATCGGCACCGGGACGAAGCAGTCGGCCAGCTCGGGGACGGTCACCGCGCAACCCGGCCCAACCACGCGTTCTCCCACTTGCGTAGCGCGGTGGCCCACTCTTCGCGCTGCTCACCCGGCTCGGGCTCGACGTTGCACATGATCGTTATCGCCCAACCGCACAGGTCCTCAGCGGTCGGGTCGATCAGTCGGGCGAGCCGTCGCCGGGTGCGACGCATCGAAGGGGTGCGCTTCATGTCGCACGCTCCCGACGGGCGATCTCGCGGTCCAGATATACCCGGGCTTTGCGCAGATCCTCGATCGCGTCGCCCTTCAGATCTGCCCGCCAGACGTACTTGATCACATTTCCTAGGCAGAACCCGAAGTGCTCCACCACGTCCAGGCATTCGATCCCGCTGGGGTGCGACGTGTAGTGGGAGGGGGCGTTTACCGGGTCGTGGCCAGTCGGCGGCCATGGCGGCCGCTCAGGGCGCCACAGGTCCGAGGGGAGCTGGATTTTCTCCTCGACAACCTGGATCATCGGACCGTTATCGTTGATAACAGAGTCTTGGACTTGGGCCGGTTTTTTCGCCTGGGCCTGGGCGGTCGGATCTTCACCGCAGCCAGGCTTGTCCGGCCCGTAGCTGATCAGGTGGTAGCTGGGCGCACACCCGGCCCAGCCGGCGTGGTCCGTGATCCAGAGAACCGCCGCCGTGCGGCTGCCGGGCGGGCTCATCGCCCCGCAGACATTGCACGCCGCGCACGTACTCATGCCGCACTCCTCAACTCTTGTGTCCGCGCCGGCTCAGTCACGTACGCCTTGAGCGCGGTGGCCGTGATCCGCTGGGGCGCCAGTTCGCCGGGATGCCGGCCGCGCCACGCCAGATCAAACTTCCAGCCGGCACCCGGCCGCCGTATCCACATCGCCACCACCGCCTGGATGCCGGCGGGGGTGACGCGCATGGCCCGCACCAGCACCGAATCGACCACCTCGGTGACGCTCACCCGGTGCCGCTTGCCGTTGCCGTCGGTGTCCGAGGACAGGCCGCCGAACTCGAGCGGGCCGGACGAGTGGCTGGTGCACACCGACCAGCCGTCCAGCTGGGCGAGCAGGCTCTTGGTCGCGCGCGGCAGGTCGGTGCTAGCCATGGGCTTGGGTGGTGTCGGGGATGGTGGGTTCGCCGTCCACGCCCGGACAGGCGCGTCGTGCGGGGCGTGGCTCGGTGACTTCGGCTGTAGGCGCGTCACGCCGCCACCTCCGACGACAACCGCCGTTCCAGATGGGAGAACAGGAACCGGAACGCGAACGCACCCTGAGCAGGTACCACACCGTCACCGAGCAGCGACAGCATGGCGTTGCGTACCGACTTGCGGGGGCTGTCGACCAGGCCGGGAACGTCGGTCACCCAACCCTCTGGCAGCATTTGCATCCACTCGACGAAACGGGCGCTGAGCTGCGGATTTCCGTTCTTCAGTGACAGCTGCGTCGGCGTCGGCGCGGGCCTACCGAAGACCCTCTCGTGCCGAGCGATCGCCTCGGCATAGATTCCCCACCGTTCAGCATGTGCAATGTCGGAGAGCGTCCAGCCAGAATGGTGATGATCCATCCCCGGCGAGCGGTTAGCTGTAGCGTTCCGGCCACCACGTGAGTCGTTGACGGTCGGAGTAGGCAGCAACTGCATCACGGCCGAGGGCAACATCAGGTCGCCGGACGATCCGCGCATCCCCGGACCGCCCTTGGTGCCGTCAGACTCCCGGGGAGTCGGGAGGAGTGTCAATCCAGCGCCATGATCGCGTCGTCCAGGTTCCGCCGACCCGATGCCAGTCGAGCCCGCGCCGTCTCCCTGCTCGGCGTGCCCCGTGAACCTCCCAGCTTCTCCGAGGGCGTCGGCAGCAACTGCAACGACGAAGCACCGGTCGCGCCGGTGGCAGGCTCCGACGTCGGAAGCGCGGACACACCGCCAGGCCCCCACGTACCCGATGTAGGTAAGCGATCGGATAACTCGTCTAAGTTCACCGTTGCTGGTGACTCGGGCAACGTTCTCCCCAAAGAAGACCGAGGGGCGCGTCGCTTCAATGGCTCGGACGACGCAGGGCCAGAGGGCACGGGGATCCTTCTCTCCTAGCCGCTTACCGGCAGCCGAGTGGGGCTGGCACGGCCACGACGCGGCCAGTACGTCGATGGGCGGGGCGGCGCTGTAGTCGATGTCGAGCAGGTCTCCGAGGTTCGGCACATCGGGATAGCGGTGCTTGAGCAGCGCGACCGGGGCCGGCTTGATGTCGGAGTGCCACACGGCCCGGCCGCCGCCGAGAGCCGCGCGCACAGCCATGTCCAGGCCGCCGTAACCGCTGAACAGCGAGCCGATTCGTGGTTCGCTGTTCACCACGGCCCCTCGCCGTTGGGCAGCGGCGTGCAGGTACAGACCGTGTCGCTCAAGGTGTCTCCCCCGTCGCTCGGACAGGCGCGTCATCCGGGTGCACCGGGCCGATCACCTGCGCCCAGGACTCAGTCAGCAGGTCGTAGGCGGCCTGATCCCATCCGGGGGCACCGATGAGGTCACGCACCACAAGAGCCACGGCGGCGTACCCGGCGGCGTACCGGGCGGCGGACCAGGACTCGGCGGCGGACCAGGCGGCGGACTCGGCGGCGTACCGGGCGGCGGACCCGGCAGCGCACCCGGCGGCGCACCGGGCGGCGTACCAGGCGGCGTACCAGGCGGCGCCCAGATTCCGTGCCTCCGCTTCCGTGAGCGTCTTCGCGCGGGCGATCAGCGCGGCGACGTGCACACCCATCGGGCCGAGCGCCAGATGCGCCGGCACCTCCTCCACCACCCGCACCGCCAGCACGCACCGCTTGTGCTCATACTCGTCCGAGGTGATCACGTCGCCGACCGGTTCGACCCGGAACAGCCGGCACGGCCAGGACCCGCCGATCAGCGTCTCGCCCGGCTGGGCCGACAGCGACAGATAGGTGCTCGCGTCGTCCCGCACCATCACGGTCGATGTCGGGTGCGCGGTCACCTCCCCGACCGTCCACCGCGCACCACCCCGGGTCGTGCCATCCGGGCGGGTCGCTTTCCACAGCAGGTCGCTCACGGCCGGCCCCCGTTGCGCTGACCCAGCGCGGCGGCACGCTGGGCGGCCAGGCCGCCGGTCAACGGGTTGGCGCCGGCGCTCTGCTGACGGGCCTGGGCCAGCATCTGGCTCTGCCCCTGCCGCAGCGCTTCGAGGGCTTGGCGCACGGCCGCCGAGATGGCGACCTCGTTGACGTCGTCGGGGGCGACCATCAGGGTGGTGCTGATGTTCTGGCCCAGCACCGGCGCCGGCACCTGCAGGAAGATCGCCAGCAGCGACTGGATACCGCCCTGGTTGTTGGGCATCACCTGCATGCTGATGTCCCACACCACCTTCTCGTCCGGGGCCAGCGCGGCCAGCGCGGTCTGCACGTGCAGCGCGGCGTTCTCGCTGGCCCGGACGTGCACACTCAGCGACAGGGCGGGGAGCTTCTTGTTGGTCACGCGGACTCCTTGAGTGGTCGGGCCGCACACACCCGGGCGGCCGGGGGGTTGTCCAGATAGGCCACCGCGCGGCGCAAGACCTCGCCGCCGTGGCTGAGCACGGTCTTGTTGCACGGCGAACACAGCAAGCCGCGCACCTCGCCGGTGTCGTGGTCGTGGTCGACGGCCAGCCGACGGGCCTTCCCGGTGGCGCGTTGGCAGATCGCGCACCGGCCGTCTTGGGCGGCCAGGAGCGCGGCGTACTCGCCCGGGGACAGGCCGTAGGTCTTGACCACGTACGTCTCGTGGGCCCGGGCACTCGCTTGCCGACAACGGTCGCGCCAGTGGGTGGCGCACCGCCGCGAGCGCGGGCCGCCGTAGGGCGCGGGCCGGGGCGTGTTGGGTGGCAGTTCGAGGCCGCCGTGGTTGAGGGGTCGCTCGGCGAGTGCACGGCAGTCGATGCACACGTGCTCTTTCACTGGAAAACCACCGCCGGAAACGCACCTCGGCCGCGTGCACCCTCGTGGTACTGGATGCGCCAGCTCTGGGCCGCGCCGAAACTGTTCGGTAGGCAATAGGTGATGCGCATCCAGACCTGACGCGGCTCGCCCAGTTCTCCGTCGTAGCGGCCGCCCAGGTCGGCGCTGATCTTGGCGTGCATCAGCTTCTTCGCCAGCGCGACGTCGTGGGTGTGCCGCACCACGCGGTAGTTCTCGTGGCCGATCTCGGCCACCGGTTCACGTTTGCGACTCACGACGCCCTCCTCGCGCGCGGCGGGCGCAGCCCCATGTCCCGGCGGCGTGCCTCCCAGGCCCGCAGGTAGGCGTTGTGGGCTTCCCGGCACGGGTCGCACGGCTGCTCGCCGCGCTTCCGGTGCGCCACATAGCCGCCCCGGTTGCCGCAGGTGGCTTTGCGCCGGTGGGCGCGGCGCCGCAGTTTCAGGCGCTCGTCAGCGGTTTTGCCGCCGCGCACCCCGTGCATGTCCGCGTTGGCCAGGGCGTCGGCCAGGCACAGTTCACGCACCGGGCAGCCCGCGCAGACCCGTTTCGCCTCGGCCGCCCGGTCCGGGTGGCCGCTGGGCGCGGGAAAAAACTGTTCCGGATCGAGCCCGAAGCAGGCTGCCCACTCGCGCCAGTTCTGATCGGTGATCTGTGTGTTCACAGTGTGTCCAAAACGTGGGAAGCGATTGCGATACTGATCTCGTCGGACAGGCGGGCCTTATTCATCAGCTCGGGACTGGGGATGCCGAGCCCCCGAGCCCAATTGATCTGCTTCTCCGATGCTGGCGAGCCGCGTCGCCAGGGCGAGCCCCGGCTGGCCAGCGACGCGTCCAAGTGCAGGGCCACCCGCTCGGCGCGCTGGCGGGCCTGGTCGAGCGGAAACGCGCCGCCCGGGTCCGGTATCCAGCCCGCGCCCACGTACCGGCCGGCCTCGTAGCCTTTGGTGGTGCGCGACGCGGCGTGATACAGGTCGTCGCCGTCCGGTGCCGGCCACAGCACGACCAGACGTTCACCGGCCGGCAGGAACCTGGTGCCGGCGTGGGTGAACAGCCAGTTGAGCTGGGATTCCTGGAAAAAGTCCAGGTCCTGATACTCGACCGGCCCGATGAGTCGGGGTCGGCCCTCCCGCTCGATGGCGCCCTCGAGCGGCGGGCATGCGCACGGCGCCTCACCGCATTCTTTGCACGGCAGCAGGTCCAGGTCACTGGTGTCGTATTCGGCGGTCTCGTGCAGGTCGATCAACGTGACCAGCCGTTGGTGCCGGCTGGCCCCCACCACGTCCAGGACCAGGCACGAATCTTTGGCCGGGTAGGGACGTAGTCCGCGGCCCACGGCCTGTACGTAGACAGCCGGCAACCGGGTCGGGCGCGCCATGAGGATGCAGCTCACCGGCGGACAGTCCCAGCCCTCGACTAGCACGAACACGTTGACCAGCACGCGGGTTCTACCGGCCGTGAGTCGTGCGTACATCGCCTCGCGTTCGCGGGTCGGGGTCGACCCGGTGACGGCCTCGGCCGCGACGCCTTGCGCCAGGAACGCGTCTCTTAACTCGTGGGCTGAGTCCACAGTGGGGACGAACGCGACGGTGATGCGCTCCTCGGCGTGCTTACGCCAGGCGTTGGCGATCTCCTCGGTCGACTGGCTGACCATGTCACCAAGGTCTGCGTCGATGTAATCTCCACGGCTGACCTTGGCGTTCTCCAGGTCCATGTGCTCGGTGACCACCACGCGACCGCGGGGCTTGACCAACAATCCCTCGTCGATCCCGAACTTGATGTCACGAGACAACGCGACCGACTGCCAGCAGTCCCCGAGCCCCTTCCCGTCACCTCGGACCATCGTGGCCGTCGTGCCGAGCGTGCGGGTGCCATCGAACGAACCAGCCCAGGCGAGCACTTTCAGGTGGCCCGGGGCTAACACTCGGTGGCACTCATCGACTACCACCAGCGTGGGACGAATCATCCGCGATTGGCGGGTCTCGTTACGCACCGTCGCTACCGATGCCACGGTGATCGGCCGGCGCGCCTGGTGCTGCGCAGCCTGCACACGCCCGACCGGAACCGTTGGGTCGAACGCGTGGCAGGCCGTGGTGAGCTGGGTAAGCAGCTCTTCACGGTGGGCCAGCAGTAGCACCCGTCCACCAGCCCGAGCTTCGTCGACCGCGAGCTTGCCGATCACCGAACTCTTGCCCAGTCCGGTGGCTGCCACCACGGCAGTCCGATTGATGCCAGCGTCCCATTCCGCGCGCACGGCGTCGACAGCTTCGCGCTGCCACAAGCGCAACTGGCGGGTCACGAGACGTGCCGCCATGTCACATGCCGGACGATGTAGCGCACGTTCATCCCGCCGCCTCCAGCTCGCCGATGCGGGCGGTGGCCATCCGCGAGCACGCCTCGTCCCACTGCTCTTTGTGGTCCTGGTAGAGCGCCAGCAGGGCCTCGCGGGTGGGCGCCTTGCGCAGCTGCGCCACCAGGTCGAGCTTGACCACCTGGGCCGGCTTGGCCGCGAGCTCCTCGATCCGAGCCTTCCCGGCCGCTGTGTGCTCGTCGGTCCAGATGTCCCCGTTGGATTCCCACAGCTGTTCGAGCATGTCCTCGTTGGAGGCCTGAGCGATCTGGACAAGCAGCTCGCCGACACCCTCGTCATCCGGCGGATCGCTGATCTCGATGCGTCCCTCCACCGGGTAGCACTCGGACATTAGCCGCTTGTCTTTGCGAGCCGCCCGAATCTCCAGGCACAGGTCGGCCATCGCCGCGCCGGCCTCCAGGTCCACGATGATCAGGCCGGCGTCCTGGGGCGAGTCGGACGGCACGTGCAGCAGGAGCGCCCACTCGGTGCTGGGCCGGTTGCCTTCGCCGAGCAGCTGCTCCCAGGTGCGCCGCCCGGTGCCGGGCAGGTACGGATCACCGCAGGCGTACACGGTCTGCTGCACGCCGTATCCGGGCCCCCAATACTTGGCCGATTCGGCCTTTCCGCTTTTGAGATCGATGATCAGGATCGTGCCGGCCGGGATCACGACGCGGCCTTTGACGGCGTGGTGAAACTCCAGCGGCACCAGCAGCTCGGCGGCCCGGTCGAATGAGCCGGCGGTCTGCAGCGGATCGCACACCACGAACGTTTCCGAGGCCAGCACCTTGAAAAGCTTCATCAGCTCGGAGTACGCGGCGAGCGCGTCGAACAGGATGGCCGGCAGATAGGACAGGTCTTCGCCGGCGTCGCGGCGCTCGGACAGTTTATGCAGCGCCGTGCCGACGTTCGCGCCCTTATCCCCCTTAGCCGCCTCGTGCGCCTTCTCGCACAGTTGGTCCAGCGGTTCGCGGTCGTCGCCTTCGTTGGTTTTGACCGAGGCGACCAGCGCGATCAGGTCGGGGCGGCGGGACAGTCCGAACGCGACCGAGCGCTGCAACCATTTGGACAGGTAATAGGTGTCTTCGATCGCCTTGCCCAGCGTGCTGGCCCGGGTGTAGGCGATCGCCTTGCCGCCGCCGGCCGGCACGATCAGCGGGCGTTCCCACCGGTCGCGCGGGATGGCGTCCGGCACCTCGGGAGTTTCTTCGAAGTCGTCGACCGGCTTGTGGACGCCGGCCTTCTTGATTGCCATGAGTAAGCCTTCCAGGCTGGGACGGGTGAACGAGGGGGATGGAGCGGCCGGGCTCAGGGGTGGACCCGGCCGCTCCGCTGGAATCGGGGCTCAGCCCCAGGGCAGGCCCCTCTTGCCGCCGGCACTGACGCCGGCTTCCTCGCGCTGGGCCTGGACGTCGGTCTCCTTCGGCACCCAGGCGTTCTCGTCGCCCAGGGAGGCGTAGAAGGCCTCGGCGGCCTCCCCGTCAGCGTCGGAGGGCACGTTGCCGACGGCGGCGGCGTTGTTCTGCCCCTTGTTCATCACGTCCACCCGGGCCAAAATCAGGTCGCCGACCTCGTTCACCGGCTCCTGCGGGGTCTCGCCCTTGTGCTTGCGAGCGTTCTGCACGCCACGCAAAGTGCTGGTGATCGCGCCGATGAACCGCTCCTCGAGGTGCACCTCACCTTTGCGCGGGCCGTCGCAGACCAGCGCGTCGGCCATCACCGGGAAGTTCCAGCCCTCAAAGCCGGTGGCCTTCTCGACCGGGTGGAATTCTTTGACCCGGAACAGCACCAGGGTCGGCTTGTCGGCCGCCAACTCTTTGAGGTCGAAGAACCCGCCACCGAACCGTTGTGCCTTCTTGAACACCTTGATCTACCTCTTCTCTTCGGACTGGGTCTTTGACCCGCTTGAGACACGCACCGTCCGGCGCGTGGGCTTGGTTGGCCGCTCCAGCGGCACGTAGGAGGCGTGGACCTCCGCGTAGGTGCGCACCGGGGGTGTCATGACTTGCGTGGCGCGAGCTCGTTGAACCGGCGGGCCACGCGACGGGCCTCGGCGATGTTCGGATAGAAGGCCACGATGTGGGTCCGGGGGGCGCTCGTATCGACCAGGCTCCAGCTACCGTCCTGGTGGACGGCCTGGAACCGTAGCCCGCCGGGGGTCGGCGGCTTGAGCTCCTCGGCCGGCGCCGACTCGGTCACCACTGGCTCGACGTGGTCGGCCGGCGCCTGCTCGACATAATCAGCCGGGTGCTCGTTCCAGCGGTAACCGCAGGTGCATTTGCGGACCATGCGCTCCGGGTTGAGCCCGCCGCCGGCGACGTAGTGGCCGCCGGCGACGTAGTGGCCGCCGTGGACGGACGCCAGGCACTTCGGGCACCTGGTCGGCTGGCCGGAGTACGCGGGCAGCTCAGTGATGGCCATGGCCGTGACCTCCATGGCCATGTCCACCGCCGTGACCCTCGTGGTGGCCACCGCTGTGGCCGCCGTGGTGCGAGCCGCCATGGCGCTCGTGCCCGTGCCCGCCGTGCTCGTGGCCCTCGTGCCGGTCGGCGCGGTGCCTGCCCTCCGGCCGGCCGTGCCCGTGCCGGCGGTCCAGCCAGGCCCGCACCCACTGGTGCTCGGCGCCGTGATGCTCGTTGAGGTGGTGGCGGCCGTGTTCGCGGATCCGGTCCAGCACTTTCGGGGTGAGACCGGGCACCGGGGTGGTCTCGGCCACCTGGTGGTCCACCAACGGCAGCTGGTGGTGGGTGACCAGAAGCGCGGGCGCCGGCTTGGCCAGCACCGGCGCCGCCCGGACGAGCGCGGGCGGGGTTGCGGTCAGCACCACGTCCTTGACCACGGTGCCGAAGATCAGCATCCCGCTGAAGATGCCGACCGTCACACCGAGTGCCCGGATCGCCCCCCAGGTGATGCCACGGTTGGCGTCCTTGAACGGATTGGGGCTGGGGCTGTGTGCGCCCATAATGGTTCTCCTCTAGTTGTCTTGACCGACCGCGAGCTGGGCCGGCACCCAGGTGGCGCCGAGCGCCTCCCGCGCGGCGGTCCGGGCATCGGGGCAGCGGCCCTCGGCGATGGCCCGCAGGGCGTACCGCTGGCGGCGTGACCGCAGCCGGTTGTGGTCGGCGGTGGCCTGCAGCTTGCTGATCGTCTTGACCGCCGCGCCCATGTCACGGCGCAGAAACTTGATCTCCAGCGCCAGCCGGGCGATGACCTCCTGGCTGGTGTCGCCGGCGTTGACCCGGCGGGTCGCGTCCTCGATCCTCATCGGGTGTGGCCGCATTCGAGGCACACGGCCGGGCCGTTTTCCAGCTCGTCCACCCGGGCGAGGGCCTGTTGGAGCGCGTCGTTGGCGGTCTTGAGTGCGGCCGTGACGTCGGCGAGCAGGGCATTGGACTGGTCGCGCTCGGCACGGGTGCGCGGCAGCTCCTGGAGCTCCGAGTGCAGGTCGTCGGCCAGCTTGAGCGCCCTGTCCCGCATATACCACGCCTGGTCGCGCTGGGCAGCGGCCTTGATGTGCGCCTTCACCTCGGCGGTGTAGGCGTTTTTGAGTCGTTGGACGCGTCGGTCCCCACTGAACAGCTTCACCACGCACCGCCGATCGCGTACCCGGCACCGACCCAGGCCGCCCGGGCTACGATCACCGCGCCCAACAGCCAGCCGGCGGCCAACAGCTGGGCCTGCTGGTAGAGCGACATCTTGATCATCGTGCACACTCCGTGTTCCGGAATTCGATCACCTTGGTGATCAGGGTGAAGGCCGCGCCGGCGCCGGCCAGGAAGAGAACGGCGACACCCAGCCCGGTGAGAACCGCGACCGCGTGCCAGCCGTGCCTAGCCATGACGGGTCCGGGCCCACTCGCACAGCGGGCAGGCCGCCCGGGCGGCCGGGTTCCAGACGCCGAGACCGGCCTCGTGACACATCCGCACCCGGTGCGGTTCGCACCAGGTGAGCAGGTGCACGATGCCGCCGGTGTTGGCCACCCGCTCGAAGCGCTCCACCATGTGGCCCTCGGAGGTCAGGTAGATGACCGTGGGCTTGACCGGCGCGCTCACGACGGCTCGCCTTGGAGGTGTTCGACGCTCCACTCGCACAACGGGCAGGCCTGATACGAGCCGTCCCACGAGTCGAGGGCGTTGATGTGCGCGAACGCTGGCCGGTCCGGGGAATGGCACCACAGCCAGAGATGGAGGAAGCGGCTGCCGCGCACCGCCGCTTCGGTGCGCTGCACGATGTGTCCGCGCCAGGTGGACGGCTGGAAAGGGTTGCTGATCCTGGTGTTCACGACGGCTCACCGGCCTCGAAGGCCTTGGTCTCGCGCCACTCATCGGCCAGCTCGGCGCCCAGTGGGGTGCCGTCGTGGGTGGGCCACGGGCCGTCCCACGGGGTGACCCACGGCTCGATCGAGCTGAGCTCGCGGACACCGAGCAGCCGCTCGTCTTGCGTCTTGGAGCTGATGGCGCCCGTGGTGCGCTGGGTGGGGATCATGCGACGACCTCCAGTTCGAGGCGCGCCAACAGATCCCACGAACCGACGGTGCTACCCGAGACAGGCCGGTGCTTGCCTCGTGTCGGGTGAATGCGCCGGGGCAGCGCCGCACACAGCTGTGGGCCGGTGTGAAGCGTTCCTCGGCGCCCAGCGGGGGAGCGGTGCGCCACGTCGTTGGTGCTTTCGGGGTCGGGAGATGTAGGGTTCGGGGTGATCACGTTTCCTCCTTGCGGATGACTCGTTGGTCGGGGAGAAAGCGCCCTGGTCCGGCTGTGGCGGCTGGTGACCGGGGCGCTTCCCTATGTGGGCGGTCAGCCCTTGGGCGCGCGGGTGTTCTCCCACTTGGTGACGACGTACTCGCCGTAGCCTTGGGAGCGGGTGGCGCCAATGCCCTGCTTCTCGCCGGTCAGCCAGATCGTTGCCCACTCTTCTTGGCTGAAATCCCAATCGGTGGCGATCGTGAAATCAAGTGACACGTTCTCGCAGTACTCCGCGAGGTGGATGCCGGCGCCGCGCCAGGTCTGTACGAAGCGCTGGTCAACGCCAGTAGGTTTCATCACCCCGAGATGAAGTCGTTTCTCTACGACGCAAATGTGTTCGGCGACGAAACCGATCAGGCTTTTATTAGTCTTGCCCCATTTGTGCTGCCGAATCTTCCCCGCCGCCACCGCGCAGCTCACCGCTTCCTTGATCGCGGCCTTGAGCTGGTAGCCCATGATGTAGAGGCCGAGCTCATCGTCCCTGCGGAACGCGGTCAGGTGCCGCCGCGTGGCGGCCTCTTTCGCGGCGACGTCCTTGGACACGCCGAGATCGGTCATGATCTCGGCGACCATTTTTTGCAGCAGGGCCTCGGTCTGCGCGCCGAGATTCTTCTGAATCCAGGCCTCAGCGATTTTGGGATCAGCCGGCGTGCCGCCGGCGATTCGGTCAATCTCCAACGTGCCCCGATATTCGAAAGGCCATGCTTTAGGCGTGTACTGGGCGAACACTGACTCGGTCATGTGCATCTCCTTGCGGTGGGAAGTCGGATGGGATCGGGGTGGACCGGGTTGGGCGGTCGGAAGGGGGCGGGCAGGGCGGGCTCGGGTCGGGTGG